TGCCCTCTGCTGGTTCTTCATTAGGAACTTCAACAGAATCTATTGTAGGCTCTTGTAGTGGTTCTGAGGGCGCGTCTGGTGTTGGCTCTGCAATCTCTGCCTCTAATGGGGCTGGGGTATCCAAAATGGGGTCATTTAATATTTCTTCTGCTTTTTTTCTTTTTCTGTTATCCATAACTTTAAACTGTCCCGTTTATTGACGGGGTTAGTAGTTAAATAATTACTTTTTCTTCTTTTCTAATTTTACTTCAATTGATTCTGGTTCTGTATACTCTTCATCCACTTTGATTCTTAATACAGATCTAAATATCATCTTTTGTTCTGGTCTTAAATACGCACTACGAGCGTTTAAAAAGGCTTTTTCTTCTTTTGTTAATTCTCTTGGTTCTTTGGAAGTGATGCGATCTAATTCAACTTTTGCTTCTGGATTCATGGTGTAATGATACAATTACGCACCTCAAACGTCAAACTTGAGTTTTATCCCCTTCTATCTTTCTCTCAAACTCTTTAACTGCTTTGTTCATTTGTTCGGCCACCCTCTCCGGCTGTACCAATATCTTGTACTGCAATAGATAGTTCTTAATCCTGGCTTTCAGAGATATGTTTTTCTCAAGTCTAATTGTTGGAGTCTCTACTAACTCTTCTACGGTAGCAAATATTAGACCTTGTAGATAGTTCTTAAAATCATCTGGGGTAATCTGCCTTACCTTAGCCTGTTCTAACAGGTTATTATAGGCAACTCTTTCTTCGTAGTTTAATTTAGATATATCAAGCATTTGGAATTCCTGCTGGCGCTACCATTGGTTGCTGGGACATAGTCTGGGACATATCAGTGCCCATACCAAGACCCATCAATGGTTGCTGAATCAGCTTCTGTTTTTCAAACTGTTCTACCTCATTTATATCATCTGGACTTAAATCAGCAAACTCTAAAAGTTTTCGGTTATAAATCCTTGTTAAAGCTGGGTTATCTGCCATTGAAGATTTTGCCAAGTTCAACTTCTGAATTGTGTTTTGATCTTCAATGTCTTTATCCCTCTTAATCTTTATCTCTACTGTATAGCCAGATTTTGTAAACCAGTCTCTAGGGGAAATCTTTTTGGAGTACAACTTTCTTGATTGTCTCCCCTTTCTATATAATGTTTCCTCATTTAGGATATCTCCTGCTGACTCTAAAAGTTTAACATATAAAAGCCCAAACCTCTTCCAAGATTCGTTAGCGTACTCATCAACTACCTGCACTCTCTCCTCGGCATTTTGTAAAGCTAACTGTATATCGCCTAGAGTTACATTCTGGGTAGTAGCACCTGTTTGTGTCGCTGTTGAGGCTGTAGCCTTTTCCGCTATACCCATCAAAAACTTTATTTCGTCTAGTACCCCCGTTAATTCTGGTATTTCCACTGCTTCTAATACCTCAGAGGGCTTACCTGGTAGTGGATACCATCCCCAGGGTTGGGGTGTATAAGTCTGGGGTACGAAAGATGGATCAGAGGCATTGTAGTAGTGCATATTAAAGCCCCTTAAAGTTCTGTTCTCCACTGACTGACTAATGTACGAATTAATTGTTTTATTTATTGGTCTGATAATGTCTGCTATTGAGTCGCTGTGGTAGTCGGTTCTTTCTGGATCACATGCCCATGTATCATATGGAAAGTGGTCGTACCAAAAATTGTCTTTTGTAGGCTTACCCATTACATCACAAAGCTCTTTTTTATGAAGCTTATACATACCACCTTTTGATGTGGTAGCCACAACGTATCTAAATATTACATCTTGCTTTTTACTTTCCGAGTATTCGTATCTATAAACCTCGTTTAATTCTACATAAGTCTCTCCTAGTATTGGGTCTAGGGCATCTGTTACCCCCATATCTAAAAGTCTTTGCTGTCTTAATACAACACTGTCCATGTTGTCCTCGGCCTCTAGCTTACCAGTGTCTGTTTCAAAGAATATTCTTAATTTTGCTAGTTCTGATTTATCGTACTCAGTGTTTTTTAAAAGTGTTGAAAGGGGCCTGTATATACCTGTTTGAATAACACATCTAGCTTGATGGAATTTAGATGGGTCTACCAACCTCTGTATCTGCATATCTTGTGTGTCCACTATTTCTATAGTTACCCTTCCATTTTCTATGTTTATCTTTTTGTAGGATCTTCCCGATAGAACACATGCTTTTTTATCCAATGTATCTAGGAGTTTTATATCATTTCTGTTTGCTGTCTCTTTCCAGTACTCGTTATAGTATATTTCTCTCTGATCATTATTATCCAGATTAGGAAAGAAAAGTGATGGAGTATCTTTTAAGTTTTTTAGGAAGGTATTAATCGCATATTTCATTAACGGGATGTTTATAGTTTGTCTTTGTGTATAGCGATTGACTATGACTTTGTTTCTATACAGCGTATAGTTGTCGTTCTGGTCAATTCTCTTATGTTCGGCGTATTTTAATGCGCTTTCTTTTTCTTGTCGGATTATTTCTAATTCCGGATCTAGGGAAATTAACTCTTCTTGCATAACTAAAATCTACATTTTCTTTTCTCAATTAGCAACTTGATAGAAATGCCCCCTCGGAATGTTATTCTTTGGGGGCTACTTACGCCATCGACCGCCAGTCTTGTCCAAACGGGTTTTAATAAGCTGTGCGGAAACCCGCCCACCTATTTCGATAGCCTTATGCTTACGATAGTGACAACCGACACACAAAAGCTGGAAATTCTCCCGAACATCCTTACCACCTAGAGAGGATGGCAAAATATGATCTGCCTCGAGAATCCAACCATCTGCCCACTTCTTACCGCAATGCTTGCACTTCCAACCATCTTCTTTACCCCACTTTTTCACGAGTTCCCTCGGGAAAGACATGGCGCACTCTCCTACTATTTTAGTGGTTATAGGTTATGTTAATCTTGTAGTCTTCCAAAACCCACGACTTATCCACCTTAGTAGAAATGTACACAGAAACCATGTGAAGTGCCGTGTCGCTATCAGGAGCATTAAATTCAAGTGTCAAATCCTTACGTTCCCCAATTCCAACTTTGAAACGACCCGCCCAAACCACGTGAAGGTTATTCTGGGACATGTTGTTTTTCTCCTACTATTTCGGTAGAGACGACAAACCAACCCTGCTTCTCCATACCTTCTACGTACAGATGTACCGCCCTGTTAACATCCTCGGCATCGAATTCATCAAACGTCCTAACCTGAGTAACACGGTTGATCCAATCATCGCCAAGTTTGTCTTGGAAAACAAATCGGACTTTGACTACCATTTTATTCTCTCCTACTGCGGGTGAATTTACCCCATAAACCCCGTGGCTTATGGCGTATATCCACTAGATGTTAAATGGCACGCCCCCAAAATCACTAATAGCCCCCATCTGCCTGACTTTCTCTTTATCTATTGGGTGAAACACCCCACCAGTGTAGTCTACAAAGTATCTGCTCATACCATATCTAATCGCATCCATTGCGTGATTTAGTATCTCTGTAGGCTCATTTATTATTTTACCCTCTTTATCTTCCATCCATAAATAGTTTCTGTATTCCTTCAAGATGTTTGTGCTTCTCTTCGTTACAAAGATGTTCTGATCCTGGACAAACTGAATGCCTTGTAATACACTACCCTGCCCCTTCAAAGACCCCGTGATAGTTACCCCGTATCCTGCTATTTCATCTATGCTTTTGGGTTCTGCCGAGTCCGCTAGTACTAGGGCTCTTGGTAAGTTCAGGAGAATATCAGCTATCCTTCTGTTACTCAACCCGTGTAGGTAAGTTATTTCATCAAATATATACGCCCCATTAAACGTGTAGATGGCTACAATGGCTGTAGGATCGTTTGTATACCCAAAGTCTAGTCCGTAACCCTCTAATCGTGCTTCATGTGGTATATCGTCTAATAAAGCCCAGTTGGTATAGATTCTGCTTTCTACATCTCCTAGTAGACCCTCTCCATAGACTCTCCACCATCTCTTATTATTCTTTCTTGCCTCTATAGCTTCAACTATAGATTGCTCGAGAGCTTGGTTATCCTTGTAGGTGAGGGTAATAAAGTCATGTGGTATTACTGGAGCTACTTCTGTATACCACCAAAATTCATTGATAGGGTTCCAATCTAACCAGACTATCTCTCTGGTTCTGACATCAAGCTGGGTAAATACCTCAAAAGAAATATTATTAGCTTCGTTTATAAAAAGTACATCTCTTCTTGGTCCCCTGACCTTATTAGACTGATCTGCTGAAAAGAATTCAAGCTTAGTGCCTGTCTCGAATGTGTAGATATAATCAGATCTATTCCACCTAGAATCATCAAAGTAATTGTGGTCTTCCATGATGGATAAAAAGTCTCTCATAGCCCCCCTCTTTAGGTGTGGAAAAGTCTCCGATACTACAGAAACCACCTTGTTCTCTTTTAACTGACAGTAAGCAATAAGCCAAATAAGGATTGAAATAGTTTTAGAAGCCGAAGTTCCGCCACAGACTGCTCTAAGCCTTTTATTTAGTGCTTTTATTTTTGTTAAAGCCGTTGTTTCTACAAAAGACATTTATTTTTTCACTTCAGTACTTATAGGTGTTATCGGAGTCGGTAAGTCTTTTCCATTAGTTGTAATGTCTGTTTCCTGCTTATCTCTATACCCATGGTTATTCTTTAAAAGGAACTGAGTAAAGTTAGGATTTCTTTCTTCATACAAAGCACCCTCAATAAGCATTTCTTCTTGTAATGACAACATTCTTGCTATTGATAAGGAAAACTTTTTGTGTACTGCTCTCCATGCCTGGATAGTATCTTTATGTACTTCGATATAAGTGGCAAAACCAGCAGATGTTGGAATTTTATTTTGAGATTTCTTTAATTCCACATACTCGTCAATTTTCTTCAAAATACCTGAGTTATACTTCTCGGGTCTTCCAGTTTTTTTAGTATAGTTATATTTCTTTGGTGTTTTTTGTTCCATATTTTTATATTTTTTCAACTTCGACTACAAATCTACTACACTTATCACAGAGCCAAAGACTTTTAACATTGGGGTTTGATGCCAGATTATCTAACTCCATGCCATAACCCACGCCAGGGTAAGATATTCGGTGATTACATTCCGTTTTTTTCTTTTTAAAAAATTTAAAGAGCTCGTAAAAAAACATAGTAAGTCTTCTTTGTCCTAATACACGCCTTTCTTAAATTACCCTTCTTCACTAAAGCACGAACATGATACTTAACGCTGTCCTCTGTAAAGTCTGCGTCTGATGTTTCCAAATCCAAAAGTATTTTATCCATCGGTATTGGGCCTTTTTGTGTTTTTGTCCAGTCCATAACCGACTTCATAATAAGATTTTTTAGAGCCTTCATATTAAAAATCAGGGTCTGCGGGCGACACCGCCATATCCGAACAACAGGCGAAGTTCGAGATCAGCAGTTTAGATGCATGTTTCACTGCATCGTCGATCCCGCAAACCCAGACCTTTAAGACTGTGTTTCTTCTTGCATACTAGCACTTTTACCCTCTATTTCCAATACATCTTTGTCTGTAAATCCAGCAAGTATGTATGATTCTCCTGGCTTTATTAAACCTTTCTCTACTGCTCCAAAATAGTTCTCCATGTCCTTTCTAAAAATCCTTTTCTTTAAGGGATTTGCTTTTTCGTAAACCTTTTTTAAAACCTTATAATTTAAAGCAACACTGTTTTGACCTCTTAATTTTGCGTACTTTCTTATCATTTTTGTAACTTTAGAGTTTAACATCGTCGGGTTCCTTCAAAAAAGCATCTAAAGAATCTTTAGCCTTCTGTACTAAGTCCATACACTCTTCTCTGGACTTCTTAACAAGAACCATACACCTGTCCCCAGTCATACCTGTTGTTGCTACTATGTCTTCATCTGTTATAAATTCTGATAATTCCTTCATTACTGCTATACCCCCCACCTCTACAATCTCACTAATTTCACCAAGTTTAGTTACGGGAAGTAAAACATAAAGATTTGCACTAACATCTATATCGGTTATCATGTAATTTGACTAGATTTTACTACATTTCTAACTAAAATCAATGGGTTTTTGTAAAACACTTGACTTGTGGGTGTATGTGTGTATAGACTATATTATGTCCAACAGGCGAATGTTCAGTAATAGGATAGCTAATTCTGCGAAGTTTTTACAGATGCCGGCAGAGTCACAATTACTTTATTTTCACTTAGTTTTACGTGCAGATGATGACGGGGTGGTCGAGTGTTATCCCGTATTACGTCTTTTAGGTCTTGCCCCAGACAATTTCAAAGTACTACAAGCAAAGGGTTTTATTAGAGAGCTAAACGAAGATCAAGTTGTAGTGATTACAGATTGGCTAGAACACAATACAATCAGGGCTGATAGAAAGGTGGACAGCATTTATAAACCCCTACTAAAAAATTTATATCCAGATTTAAAATTTATAGAAGCAAAGCCAAGATCAGACGTTATCGATAATTCCCGTAGAATCAACAAAAATACAGATGAAGTACTTGGTGGACCGTCCACGGTCAGCATAAGTAAAGTTAAGTTAAGTAAAGATAATATAAATACATATACATGGAAATCAGAATATGCTGAAAAATATATTCAAGCGTTTAATAAACTCTTTGGAACTAAATACGTCTTAACAGACGGTAGGGTTAAGAAGTTAAAATTAAGATTTAAAAACTTTACAAGTGAGCAGATAACAAAAGCTTTATTAAATTTAAGTAGATCAAAGTTTCATAGGGGAGATAATGATAGGGGATGGAAAGCAGACCCAGATTTTTTGATTAGAAGTGATGAAATGGTTGATAAATGGGTAAACAGAAGGGCGGGTGATAGCGATGAGATTTGAACCAAAAGTATTTGTATCTAATCCAGTAGTAAAAGCACAGGCTATTAAAAGTTTAGAAGTGTCCAGACGCCCAGTTACTACTGATGTGGTTAAAAACTTTTACAGATCAATTTTTCCAGACCAACAAATAAAATACATGGAGCATGGGCTTGTAGTAACCACTGGCCCGAAACATAAGTGCAATGGGGAGCCAAAAGAGACTAAACGGGTTTTGTTCCCAGATGGGAAATATCAAGGTTTCGATGTTGAGTACTATACCGATAGCTGTAATAAGTGTGGATACGTTAAAAAAGTGGGGGTGTTGCTAGATAACAAAACTAGCAAGGCTTATACGCATGTTTTCGCAAACTCGGGGTCTGTTAAAGAGGATGTACGAGATATCTTTAACTCTAAACTTATCCCTTGACACACTTGTGTATGTGTGTTAGAATTGATTTATTATTTAGTTAGTTTTTGAAAGGAACTATTATGTCGAATGCAATACGGGACTGGACAGACATCACACGTCTTTCAATAATAAACAAGAGGTTATTTAATTTTGGTATGGAGATATTGTCTTCAAAGGACAAAGAATTTCTAAACACCATAAGACCAAACAGACTTATGAACTTTATTCCACGTGGGATGAAGTTATGGGAAATATTTGCTGTAGGTAGTGCAAATGATTTGACTGAGGTGGAGAAAGCCAAGTTAGTTTTGGAATTAAACGAGTGGGGTGGGGCTGATTCCTCACAGGTGGAAAAAGCAAGGGAAGTTTTGCTGGGGGCTTATTTATGATCGATTCAAAAATGCTGGCAAATTTAAAGCAGAAGGTAGCTTATAAGTGGAAAGTGCAATCATACAACAGTAAAGACAGATTAACAGCCACCAGAGCAACTTGTGTGGCTTACATAGACTCAAGAGATGTGCAAGAAATACTAGACAAGTCGGTTGGTCCTGAAAACTGGCAGGATGATTACAAAGTTATAAACGAAAATCTTTACTGTGGTATTGGGATAAGAATTGGTGATGATTGGGTATGGAAGTGGGACTGTGGAACTGAATCAGATTATGAGGCGGAAAAGGGAGAAGCCTCAGACGCTTTTAAGAGAGCGGGTGTGAAGTGGGGAGTGGGGAGATTTTTATATGATCTTGAAATAAAGTATGTAGATGTTTTGGGAGGTAAGATTGTAGATGGGAATAAGAAGCCCATTTATAACCTGACCAAACACTTTAACGGAATATAATTATTTGCCGTCTATTTTGCCCTACAATCAATATTTGGACTATAGACGGTGCTGGAGTCATGAAATGAATTTAAACGCAGTAGAAGACCAAATAGAGAGCCTAAGCCCCATGCTTGGGGGTGGGTCTCGAATATTAAATTTTTATCAGGCCTTAGAAAAGGTGGTAGAAGGAAAAAGGATAACAAGATTAGATTGGGGAGATGCGGAGTACTGGGGTTTCTTACACGATGACAAGTTAATGTTGAGAAAGCCCGATGGAAAGTTACACGAATGGATTGTTTCTTTAGGGGATTTAGTTGGTGACGATTGGGTGGTCATACAAGAAGAGTTATGAGAACTATTCAGATGCAGGTTGGTATTACAGGTGTAAGGAGCAGAAGGGATGGTAGTCTTGGTTTAAGTATGGAAACGCCAGAGCTCTCGACTGAGGAGATCGCCGAGGTGATGAAACTTCACGGACAGATACTCGAGGCAAGACTTACCCCAATAGATAGTCCCGACGTCCCTGAATACAAAGTAAATACCGACCTGAATCAGAAAACCCCATCACAAAGGCTTAGGGGATGTTTATTTATTTTGCATCAGCAGACAGGATCAAAAGAATCTTTTGAGAGTTTCTATGAAAAAAACATGGAAAAGATTATTTCTGCTGTGAAAGGTAGGTTAAATGACTAATGTACTTATTTTTATTTTGCTAGTTGTAGCGTGGGCTACGGTTATAGGGATAATAGTTGTTTCTGCGAGAGCTTTATGGGAAGAAAAAGACCCCAAAGTACCAACAAAGGCTTTAAAGAAAGTCAGGGAGTATTACGGACTTACACAGACCGAGTTTGGCAGAAAGTTTGGTGTATCAAGAACCAAAGTCTACTACTGGGAAATTGGGAGATACCCAATGCCAAAGAAAGTTAGAGCTCATGTAGTGTCTTTGTTAAAACAAATGATGCTTTGATGGCTGTGAGGTTGGGTATAACATACCCAACTAACTTAGCTCTCAAATGGTGACTTTCAACGGGGGTATGTAGGTTCGCATGGTCACGAACCCCCTTTCATACGTACCCCCATTGACAGGCGTCATTTATTTAATTTAAGGAATGTATGAAAAGAGAAATCAAAAGAGTAAATCTATACGTTTATGCGGATGAGTATAAAAAGTTTAAGATGCACCTGTTAAAAAACGACCTGGGTAGTTTTGCTTCATGGGTACGAGAAAAAATGGCTCAGGAATCTAAGAATCTTTAACCCCTTGACAGGGTGTGTATATATGCTATAATGTATACATTACTAAGTTAGATGAAAGGGTGGTGATTAGTATAAACGGAGCAAACATAGAGGGCGACGACATTATATCCGAATTGCGAGAGCAAGTATCAAAGAAGGGTCGTCCTATAAAGGTTAGGAGAAAAAAGGAGAGCAAAAGACCATATAAGGCTTGGGTTTCTATAGCCTTAGTTCTAGTGATATTCATTACTGCTGGTGTGGCTTATACAGGCGAGAAATACGCTAGTTGGAGAGCCGAACACGAGTGGCAAAACCCATTAAAGTGGGTAGGGTTTATCAGAGAGTTGAAGAAGTCGGCTGTAGAGGTGAAAACCAATACAGAAGAAAAGAAACTGACAGACTTTGAGACGATAGAACAGTATAGACTTTCTCATGTCCTAAAGGGGATATACAGAAAAGAAAGCAGTGCTGGAAAGAATGATTACTGTAAAGAAAAGGGAGAATTCAACGGGTTTGGTTTCAGACAAAACACTAGAGAAAACAAGTGTTACAAGTCTTTTGATGAAGTTACAGAGAGAGTACATGAGTGGCTAGAAGAAAGACTAGCATTTAACGGGAATAATCTTCCCGAGGCTCTATGCTATTACAATCAGGGAATAGCGGGGCAAGATTCTTGTAGTTATTCTACAGAAGTAATTGGTTTTATGATCGAATACTTTAAGTAAGTAACTACACAGTTGGTAGCTGGAGAAGTGGGTCGAGTGCTCCAGCTATCGACCTACTTATATAATTATTTAGGAGTACTATGGCAAAGCATAAAGTCAATCAAGAAGTCTGTGATGGTTTCAGACTGTTAGAAAAAAACCATATAAAAATAGTTTCTTTAAAGGGACTTAGTAAATCATCTATAAAAAATATAAAAGATTCGGGGTATAACTATACTGAATATTTAAAAATAGCGAAAAAGAATCTTAAGACCTTTAACAAAGATCGAAATATCCCAGACAAGTTTGATGGAGTTACTACTAGGCTGACCAGGTTTTTCAGAGTGAGGTGGATGTGAAAGAGTTTAGACTAAGACCTATGTTTTCTGGGTTTATAGAGTGGGTTTTTATAGTTGCAGTTACGATGACTATAACTATCGGGTCTGCTCTAGCGGTTGGAATTGTAGTTTGGGAGATTGTGAAATGAGAAGCTTGATGGAACATTTAATCTGGGTAGCAGGAACATTATTTATTTACTACTTGTGGTGGTTAGCACTACAGGGAATTAAGGGGTTATAAAAGTATGATATTAAAAGCTAAAAATGAACCTATCAGACACGGTAGGGGAAAGTATGGTAAGGGTTCAATAGTAAATGGCGGCTACAAACTTATAAGTGTTAAAGGTCGGAAGATATTTGAACACAGGTATGTGATGGAGTGTTCGCTTGGAAGAAGGCTGTCCGAGGAAGAATTGGTACACCACTTAAATGGGAATAAGTTAGACAACAGGCTAGAGAATCTCCAGATAGTTTCTCGTTCCGAGCACAAGAGGAAACACAACAACATCGGAAGTGGAACAAGGTTCAAAAAGATATACGAAATGGATTCTGGCAAAGTGCGCGACCTCTACAACGAATACAAGTCACAGTACAAAGTTGCAAGTATTCTCGGATGCAACCAAAAAACAATTGGGGGGGTTCTACACAGTTTAGAAGATTATGTACCTCTATGGGGGGGGAGAAAATCCCCCAGATGGTATAAGAAAGAGGAGAAAAACGGTATTTTGAGGGTTTCCTCAACTGAGGGATGTCGGCATGGGGACATTAATTTCTCCCCTACCGAAAGAAAAGATGGTGCTAAAAAGTTAAATAGTTTTGTGTTGGCAGAGGGAGAAACGCCAGGACACCTACACAAACTTACTGGCTCCGTAGCTGTATTTGAAAATGATACTAGCTACTTTGAGGCATTAGAGCCTGTAGAACTGAACCATCCTGAACATGGGGTTATTGTTATAGAACCCGGTGTGTATAAAGTTTGGCGTGAGAGAGAACGAGATCCTTATCTAAACGCTATAAGGACTGTAAGGGACTGATATGGACTTTTCGCCTAGAACACAAGAACTAATAGACAGACAATGTAGATGCGTAGAAAGATTAGATTTTGAGTTAGATAAAGACAAAGCAACAGAGTGTTTGATGAGAACTTACGATCTATTTGATTTACCTAGACCTAAAAAAGTGAAATGGGTAGTAGATATACTTGACAAAGACTTTAATAGTTCGGTTAGTTCGGCTAGTTCGGCTTGGTCGGCTAGTTCGGCTTGGTCGGCTAGTTCGGCTTGGTCGGCTAGTTCGGCTAGGTCGGCTAGTTCGGCTAGGTCGGCTTGGTCGGCTTGGTCGGCTAGGTCGGCTTGGTCGGCTAGTTCGGCTTGGTCGGCTAGTTCGGCTTTGTCGGCTTTGTCGGCTAGGTCGGCTTGGTCGGCTTGGTCGGCTAGGTCGGCTTGGTCGGCTAGGTCGGCTTTGTCGGCTTGGTCGGCTAGTTCGGCTTGGTCGGCTAGTTCGGCTTTGTCGGCTTTGTCGGCTAGGTCGGCTTTGGACTACGATTTCGATTGGTATATTTATTCTTTTGAGTACAATAAAAACCCAGATAAGAATCTGAGTCCTAACAACAACGACTCTAAATACTTAGAGTACTGTGAATTACTTATGCAAGCAAAAGAAGCTGGAGCTGGATACAGAGTAGAATGGGAAGATACATTATACATTGCTCCTACCCCAATAGTGCTATTAGATAGTACAAACAGATGGCACTCACTAACCAAACCAGCAATCAGATGGAAAGATGGGGCAGAGTTCTACTATCTATGGGGAGTGCCTTTTGAAAAGGAATTATGGTCAGATGTAGTAAACAAAAAGCTATCAGTTAAAAAGATTCTTGGTATGAATAACATGGAGCAAAGAATGTGTGCTTTAAAGATCTACGATCAAGAAAGCCTTTTTAAAGAGCTAGACACAGCTAAATTAGTACATACTCACTATAGGGATACTTTAACTAGAGACGGGATAAAGACGCTCAAGTATGAGTTGTGGGAGGTTAAAGATGTGTTTCCACAAACCGAGTACTTTGTGAACTACAAATGTCCTTCTACGGATAGATTTTATAGTTCTTGTGTGGAACATGGGGAATTAGAGGAAAAGACTGCGGAGGGCGCGATGGCTTGGAAACAGGGTAGAACATTAGAGGAGTATAGATTGTTGAGAGTGGAGGCCTAATGAACAAACAAAATACAGAACAGTTGAAGAAAGAGTTTGAGGAAAAAGAAATACTTGTGAACTTCTCTGAAGATGGGGAATACAACAATTACATGGATGAAATTACAAAAGAGGAGATATGGAACTTCTTCCTACCACACCTTATCAGTTCAGATGAGATAGAACACAAGTGTCGTATTAACATAATGTCTCGCGAAGAAAACGGGAGTATGTGGGACGAGTGTAAGGTTTGTGGTAAAAAATGGTATCCAAGTGAGCAGGAGCAAAATAAGCACGATAAAACCACACCCTCACACGATGAGATAAAGAGGGAAGCAGAGAGCCTACAGGACATAACTTATGCTCTTACCGAAGCACAGATGAACGGATGGATTACCAAAGAAGCAGCAAAAAACGAATTGCTGAAAATAATCAGAGACAGGGAAACCCTAACCCAAAACAAAGAAGGGGGAGAGTGATATGAAAAAAGTTAAGTATAGCGAAAAGATCATCTATGATAACAACTACTTACACAGAAAGTACGAGGGTAGCATATTAAAGTGCATGGTTGAACAAGCTGGGGAGGACTGGAGAGCTACCAGACGCATAAGGAAGCTAAAAACAGCAGATGGCTATGTTGATACATACTGCAAAACTTCAGTCAGATTATTTTTCAGGAGTTTATTTAATTAGCCAAACGCTAGGAACATATATGAAACTAGAACAACAAGTAGTGAGTCTTGAACTCGCAAAACAATTAAAAGAATTAGGCGTTAAACAGGATAGTTTGTTTTATTGGTTCAACATGGAAAGGGAAAAGGATTACTATGATGACGGAATAGGTTGGCATTACAACAAAGTAGGTTGGCATGTTGTAGGTAAAGATGAAATAGAAAGATATAAAAATGATAGGGAAATAGACAACAGCGAGTTTACGCCAATATCACATTACCGTTCCGCATTCACAGTAGCAGAACTTGGGAAAATGTTGCCAATAGAAATAGCAGATAAAAATAGTGATGGGTTAAAAAGATTGTTCTTTTTTGATACTTGGAAATGTAACAAAGGTTCGTTGTGGCGTTGTGCTTATTCCTATTATGAAAATATGGGTATAACAAACACTCGTATTGAATACCTAAAAGGTAATGATGGAGGTATCCAGGCAGAAACCGAAGCAGACGCAAGAGCATCTATGTGTATTTGGTTAATTAAGAATGGATATGTAAAAGTTGAGGAGTTAAATAAATGAACAAACAAAATACAGAACAGTTGAAGAAAGAGTTTAGAAAAAGGTATGTTAGTGATTTTATGGTGGATGATGGAAATAATAAACTGCTTTGGAGAGATAAAGCACCAACACCGAATGAGGTATGGGACTTCTTCTTACCACACCTTATCAGTTCAGATGAGATAAAGAGGGAGGCATTGAATGACTTCCACGAAAAGTTTTGGAAATGGGGTATTAGTCATATGCCAACAATGTATTTTAACCACATCTGTAACTTCTTAAATGATTACATTGATGAAACCCTAACCCAAAGCAAAGAAGGGGGAGAAAGGGTTAATTAGTTACCCTAGCCAGTCTACGAATATTATGGATAAAGAAACAGAACTAAAACCTAATAAATTAAACTACCTAAAACTGGTGCAGGATATGAACGATATGCTTGAAACTGATTTTTGTATGGATATGGATTGCAAATTACATTTAAATGATGGTCGGGACAAAAATAGTTTTACGCAGGAAGAAGCCCAGCAAATGGCGGATTTGATCGGAAAGCTATATACACTGTCCCATTATTGGTATTGTCATTGTGGTTTGGGTAAGGGGTACGAATTATCAAATTCTAAGGTTGAGGAGTAGGGGAATGGGGAAAGACATGATACAAGTAGAGATTGTAGGCAGAATACCGTCTAAAAAGAACAACAAAAGAATTATAAAAGTTGGTGGTAGATACATGTTGATATCATCAAAAGCATGGGTAGAGTTTGAAAAAAAGATACTACCAGAGATACAAAAACAAGTAAAAGGAATTTCTGTACCAGTCAGGGACACTTGCGAAGTTCGTATAGATGTTAAGTTGAAGGGTAAAGTACGGGTGGACTTAGATAACACTGTATCTGGAGTGTTAGATATATTACAAAAGGCGGGAGTTATAGAGGATGATAACTTAGTTGTGGTTATACAAGCAAGCAAAAATGGTGGTCACAAAGACTTTTCTACTACAGTGCAGGTCTTAGAGAAAGGTTCCTTATGAAGTTTTATATAACCGACCTATGGGAATGGTTAAAAAGACAACACAGACGAAAAACCCGACGTGTTAAGGCCGGGGATTCCGTTATCTTAAAAAGACGTATGACAATACTTTAGAGGGTCTCTACTGCTCGAAACTTTTTCAAGAAGTCCAAGAGTATATTTACCAGATAAAGAGACATTGCCCCAAACACCTCATCGGTTGGTCTAAAATCCTTAAATTGAAAACCATCGCCTGTAATGTTGGCCTGTAAAAAGACCAAATAAATTATTAAAAGAGGGGCGAGAAATGTTAGGGTGTTAGTACCCCATTTTTCCCAATCTAGTTTCATTAATCTTTCTCTCATTTTATGCGCTCCTATTAAAAATATTTACAAAACTAAGCAATTTAGATACCACATTAGAGTTTTGAATATTCATCCAATGTGTTTGATCTACTGTGCCAGAAAACCCATTATCTCTTTTTCTTGGAAATCTATAGTAACCCCAGTGTAGATGTGGTCCCGTAGAGTTACCTGTATTGCCAGAGTAACCTAGAAGTTCCCCTGTCTTAACAGAGTTACCAACAGATACTCGGGGCCTTTCCCTAAAGTGCGCTAGTATAGAACCCTCTATAGAGTTTTCGATCTTTACGTACCAACCATAGCCATTCGGATCTAATGCAGACTCAATGACCTTTCCATCATGGGGAGCTATTACTGGGGTCCCAGAAGGCAAGCCGAAATCCTGACCATTATGACCTAGGAGACCAAATTTATGATAAGAGGCTCTATAACGCGGGTCGTTCCAATCCTGTGTCATTTTATACGACCCATTGAAGGGGAGTTTTAACATGTATATATTATGTAAGTTTTTATTGGAAAAAGCAAATCAGCGATATCTCTTTAAGGATAAGACCCAAACACCCAATATAAGACCTAAAACCCAAAAGAGGGAAACTAATAGTGTGGTCATAACCCCAGAATAGGCAAGTGTGGGGTTTATAATAGAACTGTGATACAACCTAACGGAGGTCGTCCAGAGTAGCATCCCAGCAAAAGTCAAAACGGTAAAGCCTCCCTTACTAGCCTGTGTTAAGTTCCCGTCATATAGGATTGCCCCTATAAACATCCCAAGAGCGGTTGTAAAACCCATGGAGCCCCAAAAGTAAGGGGCAGAACAAACATATTCTAAGACACTTATAAAATTTTCGGCCATTATTTTTTCTCCCGTAGATTCTTCACCTCATGAACTAACTCTTGCATTGTCTTTTCCAGGTTGGATATAAGACTGCCAAAATTATCTATCTTATTCTCAAATCTAAACAGTAAATAACCAGCTACCACTATTGGAAAACCAAAGTTTGAAATAGCTTGAAATAGATCAGTCATTTCCATAATGCTCCCGCAACTCTTTCCTCAGTGCCCTGTTCTCTTCCATTAACTTTACAGCGTGGTCATACAAAGATTGTAAGGTATCTCTTAACGACTTGATGGTGGCCTCCCTATCCTGCTCCAACAACAAAATGTCATCTTTTAAGGTTTTCATTAGAGCCACGATGGTGTCTTCCCTAGTGGCAAACCTGCCCCTAGATTCCTGATAATCTTCTTTTTTGCTGAAAAATCTGAAGCCCATATATAGATGTTAACCAAAATATGTTCAGTTATCAAATTATTTCGGTTTTCTGTAGTTAAACCTCTTCAAAGTCAGTTCCAATGTTTCCTCTTTTACCTTATTTAGCTCTTTTGCCCTTTCCTCATCGGTCATCCTTCTGTATTTATATGAAGCCATAAGTGTTGAGAACCTCCTATTTAAATTAGTGCCTAAAAACTTCTGTGCTTCTAAAAACTTCTGATCTCCTATTTGAGATTTTAATCCCTTCATTCTGTCTGATGTCTTCGCATAGTCTGTTATAGAAGGGAGATTATTAGTGGTAGAAAGCCTCACCAGCTCATCGATAACTGGGCTTTTCCCCACCGTTTTAACCCTAGAGCCAAATAAAATCGCTGACAGGGGGCTTTCCGCCTGTATATCTTCTCCCAAGACAGTTTGTCTTATTGGTAGTCCCTGTCTAAGCCCTGGAATAGTGGATGTTACTATATCTTCTGGCTTTCCAGATCGTCTTTCCCGCTCATACTTGTCTGTAGCTTTCGCTAAATCGTAGACAAATGCCGGTACAGTTCTACTTCTTACAAAATCTACAAGCCCAAGTGTTAAATCTTTCTTAACTCCCTCAATACCTTCAAATTTTGCTTTACTGAGAGTTTCAAAAACATCTTTACCAAGTTCAAGACCTGGAATTTTTGCTATCTGCCTGCCTGCACCCAGATAGTAAGAGTACATAGAACTTAGCGTGTCCTTACCATACTTTTTAGCATATAACATCGCTACAAGTGGAGTGCCTATAGCGCCGAAGTAGTCTAAACTGACCCATTTATCCCCTATCTTCACGCTGTTTGTTGTAGCATTTTGTAGTTCTAAAAGCTCTCTCTCTTTAGCTGATACTGGGTACTCCCCTATAAAGTCCTCTGGGTCAAAGAGACTAGCAATTATCATAGCAAGTGTAGTACCAAGACCAGCACGAACTAGAGACCTGCTGTAGCCCTCAAAACCAGCCATTGTAGAGTCCTTTATTGATCTTCCTTCTCTGATACCCTGAATAACTTTTGAGACCCTTACAAGGGTTTGTATAGGCAATAACACCCCCGAAGCATCTATACCCGCTTGAATAACATTGGCTGGAGTTTTAACAAACGGCATTAATTGATCTCCAAGTTTCAAGTCCCCAGAAGCCAGGTTTAAAATGTGTCTTATACCACCAGACACCCTAGATAATTGAGATTCATTAGTGTAGGTTGCATACTCCGCATCTGCTATAGCCTGTTCTCTAACTGCCCTGCCTTCTGGGGTTGCTGGTGACACTTTCGTAGCATCCTTAAAGATTTCTAGAGCACGTTTCTTTAGTGCCTCGCCTTTTAGTTTTTCACCTTGTGCTATCTTTGTACTGGCTAAGTGGGCAGAGTCCGCAAAGTTTACCGATGAAAAAGCAACATCTGGGGCTCCCATGAGCTTCTTAAATACTATATCTTCGTAAAGACGTGCTACTTTTCTTGTTTTACCTTTCCCTTGTGTGGTTGTTACTTCTTCCCCTCTAGTCTTTTTAGTCTCCTGTAAGTCTCTCATTCTTGAAATGTCATACCCAGTTTCGTTATATACCTTGTTAACAAACTTTATGTAGTCCCTAGCGTAATCACCATTTACTGCACCGAGCTGAAGTGAAATCAGCCTTCTCTCTGCCGAAGCTAGAAAAGCCTGAATGGTGTTAGATTCAATATTTAAAATAGGGGATTTGAAAGAAAGTAGCATAGACCCCCTGCCTATAATAGATGTGGCTACTTTTAATCTGCTACTTGGGGCAAGGGATTCTATATAATCCTCCATCTCCTTCTTTGCCTTAAAATACTCTAGTGTGGGGGTTCCAAACTCACTTGTTTTTCCAGATAACTCTACAAGCTTTTTTGACTTTTCAGCTATTTGTGACGCTTCTTCCGCTGTAACAGTGGCCCCGAGTTTTGTAGCGACAAGGTCGGTTAAAAACTCTTCGGAGTTTTTTGGTGTTAACACGCCCAGATCAGATAATCTTTCGATCTTAGACAAAACATCCTTTTTCTGTTTGGTTTCTTTTGACCCAAAAACAGACTTTGCCCAGTTCTTTAGTGCTGTTTGTTGATTTGACACCATAGCCTCTTCAAAACCAGCGTTTATCTTCTGAGCTGTTTTAGTATCTACCCATTTTTCAAATAAAGCCCTTCTTTCTTTCGATGTCATCTCATACATTTTAGAAATGTTTATCTCGCCTCTAATTGCTAGGGCCTTTAACTTATCTGCCAATTCTTTTGTAAGACAAAATGCTTTAGCCATAATTAACACCTCAAGGCATCTATAATGTCCTGAGCCATCTTAACTTTCTTCTGTTCTTTATTCAAAGTCTCTTTTAATTTTACTGCTTCTTTTTGAATTTTCTCCATAACCACTTTCTTTGCTTTCATTTTCCTAGCCCCAGGTTCTGCTAGTGTAAGAAGATTCCCCGCCAACCTTCCCATCTTTGCGTCTATAGCTCTCTTAACGTAGTTTTCTGCGGAATCGTCGTTAAACTGCCCTCGTAAAGTTACTATTTCCTGCCCCATCCTTGTAGATCGTAGGGAGACGCTATTTATAATGTCCGAATACAAAGCGTAATTACCTTCTTCCCGTGCCTTTAATGCTGTTGCAAGACCAATAGCATTAACAGTTTGCCCACTGGGGGCTTCCCGAACCCCAAGAGACACGGCTATGGCTTCTTCTGGGTTTTTTTCTAAAAACTCGACTGCTTTTTTTGCGTCTTCTTCTAGTACTAAAGCGTTGTACTTACCAGTAGAATCATTAAATTCATACTTGGCGGGGTTACTGGATAGTAGTTGCTCACTTAGCCTTTTAGAAAGAGCGGAGTCTTTTACAACCCCCTCGACTTGCACAGGTAGACCTGGGGACTTCTGTTTAATCTTTTTGGTCGGCTTGTTTAAGTCTTTACTAAGACTTTTACCTTCTGTGGCTGTCTTTGGGTACTTTACATAGTTGAACCCCCCGTCCTTTAGCTTCACAGCCACACCGTCAAACCCCATACCAACAATTAAAGGGTTAATTTCTGGAAAAGCTTTTTTAACATCCCCAACAGTTTTGTATCCCAGGCTGTTCATAATTCTTAATATCCACTTTGTATAATCTTTCTGAGAAGCAAAAGTTAGAGGGTTTGTAGGTATGGAGTCCGCACCCAACTCTAGTATATTGTCACCAAACCGCTCAGCTTCTACTCTTGACGTAGTGGTATATAAGCCTTTGCCCAATGCGGAAGTACCTGCCGTTCTTCCATCCTTACCAACACCCCTAAATAGTTTTTCTGGGGTTTTGGGCTTTCTTATCACTTCTGGAGCCCCACGTGTAAACCTCTGTATAACATCTGGTGTGAGTTTCTCTTTTATAGAACCCCCATCCTCAGTAACAGTTTGTTGGGTTTTTATAGTGTCTTGCTCGGCTGTTTTAGGTCTGTATACATCTTCTCTAACAGGATCTTTTACCATATCATTCCTATCTTCAAATCTAAAAATAGATGCATCGGTAGTGTTAAGGTTCATGTACTTAGCTAGTGCTTCTGGAGTCTTAAAATACCAATCACTTTCCCCACCCTCAGTAATAGCCTGATAAAACCTTTCGTAACCCTTGTTTTCTAACTCTTCCGATATAGGACTTAAAATGTCTCTTTTTACGAGTTCCTCAGCCTTTGTTTGTGTAATACTGTCTACTGGTTTACCACTGTTATCAAAAAATACTTGCTTTTGAACTTCTGGTTTAAGATCCTCCTTAATCTGTGTTTGTCCACCACCAGAACCGACCACTTGTAAGCCCATTGCACCACCACCAATTATTGCCCCAATCCCAAGAGATTCTAAGACACCTTCCCAAACATCCTCTCTACCCGTGTTTATGTTACTGATAAGTTGTTGTCCCGCCTCTTGTATACCTTCCCAACCACTCGCATTCACTGTAGCAAGTATCTTGTCTTTTATTTTCTTAACTTGGCTATCATCCAAACCCTCAAAGATCCCAGAAAACTTGTTTAGAACTGCGTTCCATACTAGGTTTGAAACTAAAGTCTTCCCCGAGTTAATAAAAGCCTCATCCACACTTTTACCATCTTTTTTGTTCTCCTCGTATACGGAACCCGCCTCACTAATTGCTTCTAAGACTGCTGGTACTACTGACCCGCCACCAGTCAGAACAGATGCCCCATAGAAACCCGCCATAGAACCAATACCCATAACTATTTGGTCAGCAACATCTGGGTTATCGGGTGTCATATCATCTATATACTTCTCAAATGTCTTTTGTAGTGGTTCTCTACCCCTCTCTAAAGCCTTTTTCTTATCCTCGTCTAAATCTTGTAGGGATTTCCCCTGTATATCTTTTTGAAATCTGGGGCTATATTTTTCCAGAAAAGCTTTTTGATCTGCTTCTGGAATGTTAAGATCTTTAAATCCCTGTTTTATCTTTTCCTCTTGGCTTGTTGTAAAATCACGCCTTGATTGTTGTTGAGCCTCAAAAAAAGAGCCAATACCATCAAAGATAGATTTAGCCACTGAAACTGCCCTGCCCTTTAACATATCAACAGTTCTATCTTGGTAAACCTCATTGGCTAATTTAACTCTGTTTATTGCGCCCGACTTACTGCTATCACCTAAAGCATCTTCAATCTTTTTAACTTTACTAGTGAGTGTGTCTATAACCCTTTGTCTGGGTTTCTCCGATTTGCCTTCTTTTACAATATCTCCGTATATCTCTGCTTTTGCCTTTTCAAGTAAGGTTGTACCCAGTTCCTTGTTAAACTTTTGGTTTTCCCTATAAAGTAGGATCTCATTTACCTTCGATGTGTCTGGGGCGGGCCCTGCATCAACAGTAACACCTTTGTCTTTTAATTTATTTAAGTTTGAGGTAGAACCACCAAGATCTATGCCCGTTTGAGGCAATGTGGGGGCCGAAGACGGAGTTTTAAATAGGTTTCCTATCGTTGTACCAACTTGAGAAAAAAAACCTTGTACGGGGCTTGTGGGGGCTTGTGGGGCTTGTTCCTGTCTTCTTGAGTAGTCAGTAGAAATAATTTCGTCTAAACGACTCTTGTCTAGTTTCCCGCTAGAACTACTCTCTGGTATTATTTGATTTAATCTGTCTAGGGAGATAGGCACGTTAACCCCTCCATTCTTCGTATTTGCCTCTATTAATGGCTTCCATTAAAATGGTTTTAGCCGTGTCGGGGTTCCCATACTCTGCTAAAAGTCTGCTGTAAGCCTCTTGTATTTCCTGTCCTGATAATAATTTATCCTCAGTACCTGCGTTCATTACATCAACCTCTCTTAGTATTGATATTCCTTTCCCAATATCCTTGTCGGATATCTTATCTTTTTTAACCCCAGTATCGCTAGTGTCTTTATCGGCTTTACCAATACCGCCCAGTGTATATAGTATCTGCCCAGTGTTAGCATCAAAAGCAGTTATATTACCTGCATTATCTGTTACCACTTGTGGTTTGGCTGATTCTCTTCTCATCTTATCGACCATTCCTTTTATTTGCCCCGTGGTAAATCCTGTCGCTGTAGCAACACTAGCTACATCCGAGTCATTAGCGTTCATCAATGCCCCAGAACTAAGTAGCATGTTTAATCTCTCCAAGTTCTTCTGATACTCCCTGTTGTTTATATCATATTGCTTTGTGGCTAAATTAACTCTAACGTCAGCATCTGCTTTTTTCTGGGCTATTAAATTCGATAGGGTAGATAACTCGGAATTTGCTTTGGATTCTAATTTTTGTATTCTCCCGACTCTGGTAGCTTCTGAGAAGTATGGGTTATCATTTATAGTAGATCGTGCCGTATCTAAAGCCATCTGTTTTTCTTTTAACTGATTTTCTAAAGAGAGTAATTCGGGATCTGATCTAGCCGTGTCGTAAATTTTTGTTAAATCAATACCACCAGAGGTAGAAAGACCGGGCTGGCTTGTCATACCTTGTTGGGATGCTACCTGTGGAACCTGTGTACTAGTTTTTAAGGCTTGCTGTGCAGAAGCAACAGTTTTTTGCCCGTATTTCTGGGGTTCTAATGTTTTAATATAATTGACAAGCTTTCCCACTTCTTTTGACGTAGATTCATTTTTACCTTGTGCTTTTAGTTGATCTACTTTAGCTTTTGCTTGTTCTAATGTTAAACCAGTAACGGTGGCCATATTATTCCTCTATAGATGGGTCGTAATTAAATGCCCCTATTGGACTTGACGAGTGTCCATCAGGAAAGAAATTAGGTACATTAAACTTAGGGTGTTCTATTCTTTGATCTCTTTGTCTACTTTTCTGTTCTTCTAAGTTGTACTTAGCTAAGATTGCAATAGCCGCTTTTTCTTCGCTCTCAGATAGCTTCTGGTCTGTTCTTTTTATAGCTACGGACAAAGCTTTCCTAACAACCGCCTCATTAGCATCTTCTCTACTTGTAGAAAATATGGTGGTCGAGCTAGAAGACGATAACTCATCGGCATCTACTGCCCCCCAAACGTCTAAATTACTAGATCCTGTAGTTGTAGGCGTTGGGTGAACAAAGAACTGTCTGCCAAAGTTGGCAAACATTTTTAATGTCCCGTTTGGGTGATTATACTTGTATTGTAGATAGTCTTCAAAGTTTTTTCTGGCATAAGGAACCCCATCAATTGTAAGACGCATGATGGTGTCATTTCTAAGCTCCTCCGGGTAGTCATAATACTCGTGATTGGCTTGAGTACTAGTTGTTTTACCCTTTACAAGCGCATTCCAGATGTATAGCGTAGTTGCCCACCTGTAAGCATTTTGAATAAGGGTAGTAATCCTAGAAGAAGGAAACATATTTGAATTGTTAGCAGATTGTAACTGTGCGGAAAGCTCAGTTTCCATCTCCTGTCGGGTTTGCATACTTAAAAATTAACACAAGCGTTTACACGATGTCCACCAGACTAAACCCTAACTATTTTCTTAGAAACAACATCTACCATAAAATTAGAGAGGTTAGAATTTTCAAGCTCTAGGTATATTGGGTCTTCTGGCTCATACTTCCCGTGTTCATTCTTAACCCAAGAACAAATCACCCTACCTGTGGTTTTCGGGTCTCCCACATACATCTTTAGGTGATCTTCTTGGTGAACCCTACCCTCTATCGTACCTATTATTTTTCCATTTTTAAAACTATAAAATACTATTATATAAAACACCCCCTACAAACCTGTATTATTTCGGAATATCTTATAATAAAACCGAAATGTCAAGCTTGCTGAGTTTGTAAAGACCTTAAAATATAGCTTTGTAGAGTCGGCGTAGGCTTGTGCGGTATCATAAACACCCACATCGGAAAAAGTACCAGGGACCATATTAAAGTTGTTTGCGGAAGCCCCCGCATAGTAGTTCACGAAAGCTATAAAAAAGGGGATGTAACCTAAATTATGTGTTACTGTTTGCTCAGCATCAGAACCACTTACTGTAACATCTACATATCCAGATGAGTAATACTTTAAGGTGTCATAGTCAGAATTAAAGACCTGATTATCAACATTTGTCTCTGTTGTTGCATCATATCCAGCCTTTGTGATAACAATCTTCTTTGTCATGTTACTGGAACCTCAAAAATATAATACTTTATATCTACACTGTAGTTAGCTGAGGAGCCTTTATAAAACATGAGGTATAAATTAGTATTATCTACTTCGACGGCAAAGTATCTATCAACTGGCCATGCATCTGCCCTCTCTTTTCCACCTGGTAAAGTGACGTAACCATCTGGGAATTTTGCAAAAGCAAAGACACCTGGTATACCAGACTGACCGTGTGCTACTGTAAAAGTAGTGGGATTTGCCGTAACAGACTGGGATGACAAGATTCCTTCTGACTTTATTTTAAACGTGTTGTAAGACGAATGAAAAATAAAATCGTTTGGATTAGTTGCTGTCAAAACATCTTTACCTTGTTTAGATACCGCCATTATTTGTGCCATATTTAGTCCATATCATCATAGAAAATAAAGTACTTATAGCCTTTATACGTAGAACTGTGGTCATTCTGTATATAAAGTTTGCTAGTGTCTACGTAAGATTTCCAACCACTACCAACTGGGTTAAAGTTATTTGATACCCGATATCTACCGCTAGAAACCTCAGTATACACAAGAAAAAATGGTATGTAAGTTAAACTATGTGTTATTTCTGCTGTAGAAAACAGGTCCACATTACCAGAACCCCTAGACTGCTCTTTAATAAGAATGTTATCGCTATCTGCATATAGGGAGTAGTTGTATAAGTTAGCTTCAGTTAGTGCCTCATACCCCGGCTTTGTTACTCTTATAGTTTGGGCCATGTTAGACCTCCCCTATAACCACCCTGTCGTTAGTTCCATCGTTTAGAACTATCCTATTGGTTAACCCGTCTAATAAGATACCCCCAAGTTGGATAGAGCCCAAATCACCGAATGTATAAGCACCCTTTATCTGCCTGGTTTTAGTATCAAAAGATGCACTTTGAACATCTGAGGCGATATTCTTTACTGGAAACTTTACATCCAGTTCTGTCTTAGGAGCTACGGAATCTTTACCAGAACTCCCGCTAGCACTTGTTTGAGGTTCTGAAGCTTCTGGTATTGGGTTGTTCTGTATTACTTCTGGTTGAAATACTTTGTCGTAATCTAACATTTTAGTTAAAGAAGCTCTGTATTCTATAGATTTCTGGGCTATAGTTACCTGAGCAATTTAGTACCACTTTTAACTCTAAGAACTTAGCTTTATCACCAAGATTAAATACCGCTTCAGTACCGTCTCTGGTACTGTAGGAACCTGTACCTTCTTGTGTACTGCATTGAAACCAACCATCATTTAGTCCCGTACTAGTACCAGCATAATTAGTCCCACCACTCTCAATCTTATCTAATCTTCTCCACAGTTCAACCGAACAGTTTTCAGGTAGTGGGGCCATTGTAAGAACTGCTACAGTATGTTGCGGGACTCTCTGGAGTTCTGGTGGGGCCTTTAAATCTAGTGACTCATACTTCCCCGTAGCTTTCTGATTAACTTCGACTTTCTTAACCCCATAATTAGACCCAGACTTATATGCGACCAGTATATGACTGCCCACTTTCTTTACTGAATTTATCTCGTCACAATCAAGTTGGTACTCTAGATTCAGGGCAAAGTCTCCATTCTTTTTGTTTCTACCATAAGAATATACACCAGACTTGCCAGTCCCATTTCCGTAGACACCGAAAAGGGCTACCCCGTCATCATTGTCAACACCATCCGGGTCAACTTGTCCCCCATTTGGGAAAGATGTTATAGGTAACTTCGTAGCATCCCCAAAGAAGTACAGACCACCATTAGAGCCAAACTGAACTATTCCTATTTCAGTCTCTATCATGGCATTTATATTTGCGAATGGAAGCTGAATTTTATCGTTAAAGTTAGTTGCGCCACCATCCCAGACATAAATCATTGAACTCTCTTGTTCGTCTAGTCTATTAGCCCCCACTTTAGCGTCTAACCCACTTTCTATAAGGGTCTTTGCTATATTGCCTGGTATCAACTGTAGAGCATTATTGGTGTATGACTCATCAAACCCCACCATGAATAAAGTATTGTAGTTCACACCAACCAAAGCACCATTAACCTGTTTCATGGTGTGCCAGGATGCGCTTGTGAGGTTAGTTTTTGGGTATGTTTGTCCTGCAACTGTGGTGTCTACGTCCGACCAGTTGGAAGTACCCGGTAATGGCTTTCTATGTAATTTTGTGGGGGTAGCCCAATATAGACCCGTGTTTCCGCTACTATTTGACCACTCACAAGCCCCTGTTATAGTTTCTGGGTCTGTATATACCAATGTGTAGACCCCATTAGTTGTTCTTTTATAAATTTTCCCACTTGATAAAAACAAGTAGGAGTATCCGTCTGTTGCTGTTACAACGAATCTAACACGCCCATCGAATGTACCAACAGCCAAATCATCTGCTAAAGCTTGCTGTGCATACAGACTGTCTTTTTTTCTTCTAATATCTAAATTTGAACCAAATTTAAAAGAGCCTTTTATACCCTTGTCTTCATAATCTGAAATACCGCCCTTAAATGATTCAATTAAAAATGATGGCATAGATGTATTTTATGTTTAAACCACTCATAATGTCCACTAAGGAATTCTGGGATACTTAGTTGTCCAAGAAGTCCCTCTTGGTGAATACTTATCCCCCCATGTATCGCCCTGTGGGGAGTACTTATTTCCCCATGAGTTTCCCCTAGCTGTGTATTTGTCCCCCCATGAGTTTCCCCTAGCACTATATTTATTGGACCACCCCGTGCCTCTAGTTGTGTATTTATCTTCCCACTCGGTAAAGGATGGTGAGGGCGAGGCGCTTGGGGATAGAGAAGCTGACACTGAAGCCGAGGGGCTTTGGGAGGCGCTCGGAGATAAAGACGGACTCACTGAAGCCGAGGGACTCACTGAAGCGGACTGACTTAACGATGGGCTTTGGGAGGCACTCGGGGACAATGAACCACTTGGCGATACTGATGGGCTGACACTGCTACTTGGCGACACCGAGGCACTTGGTGATACTGAAGCAGACACTGAGGCACTCGGGCTGACCGATGCGCTTGGGCTTACCGATGCTGAAACCGAAGCACTTGGGGATATAGAAGCACTTGGGCTGACGGAGGGGCTGACCGATGCACTTGGAGATACCGAGGCACTCGGGCTAACTGAGGGTGACACGGAAGCCGAGGGCGACACCGAAGCACTTGGGCTGACCGATGCAGAGGGTATTGCCTCGAAGGGGTAATAAGCTACTAGATTGGACTCAGAGCCAGCAAGCTCTAAATTTCTATTATCTGATATCTGCGTTCCAGTTCTTTTCGTAGACCAGACCCGCAACTCGTCTATTTGACCATCAAAGAAATTCGCTGGTGTACCACTACTCTTACTTGCCCCAACTATAAAGTCTGCGGAACTGTTGTTAATGGAGGTGGCAGAATTGGCAATAGTAGTACCCGCCATAGAAGAACCGTTTTTATAAAAAGTGGCTGTAGCTGTTGCTATATCTACCACAACCGCCACATGAATCCATGTATTTAAGTCCCCCGAGACAAAAGCCTCGTTCATATAGGCTATAGTGTTATTAGATCCGTCTGTATAAAAAACTGACAGCTGGGGAGAGCTTGTAAAGGCGTCTGAGATGAAAAATGAATAAGCCCTTGAAACACCCACATCGTCTTTTGAGGCTATGACCATGATTCCTGGCAATGTTTCAAGTCTTATATATGCCTCAATTGTGAAGTTACTGCTTAAATCAAGTCCTGTCTGACTCCCGTCTGTAATGCGTAAGTATTGTGAACTCCCAGACTCAAAATCAGCCGCATATTGGCTGTTAGCAAAAGGTGTGCTAGACGAGAACTGTGCAACACCCGTGCTGTTAGTTAGGTGGTTACCGTTCGGACTCTGATCTTCAACAAACAATTCTAGTGATGGAGATACTGAAGCCGATGGACTAACTGAAGCACTTGGCGACACCGAGGCTGACGGACTAACTGAAGCTGACGGGCTGGTGGATGCACTAGGACTTTGTGAAGCACTAGGACTAACCGATGGGCTTACACTACTACTTGGTGAGGTAGAACTACTAGGACTTACCGATGGCGATACAGAGCTACTTGGTGATTGTGATGCACTTGGTGACAATGATGGCGACACCGATGGGCTGGGGGATATAGAACTGCTTGGACTTTGAGACGCAGACTGGGATACAGAGCTGGACGCAGAACTACTTGGACTTACGGACGCGCTAGGAGAGACCGATGGAGACATGGAGCTACTTGGAGATATCGACGCTGATGGTGACGTTGAAGCCGATGGGCTTACTGAGGCACTTACCGAAGCAGATGGACTGACCGATGCGGATGGGCTTACGCTGGGACTAACACTACTACTGGGACTCATCGAGCTACTTGGAGATATCGACGGACTTACTGAGGCACTTGGAGATACCGAAGCGCTTGGGCTGACTGAGAGCGATACTGACGAACTAGGACTTGTACTTGCCGACGGACTCAGAGAGGGTGACACCGAGGCCGAAGGAGATACAGACGCACTAGGAGACACGGATGGACTTTCACTGCTACTGGGGGAAAGTGAGGGGCTTGGACTTATTGATGGGGACACCGACGAACTCTGGCTCTGTGACGCTGAGGGGCTTTGGGAGGCACTCGGAGACAGTGACCTAGAGGGTGATCTAGATGGAGAACTACTTGGACTACGTGATGCGCTCGGAGACAGTGACCTAGATTGAGATATCGAGGCTGATGGGCTTAGTGATGGACTAACCGAAGGACTTACTGATGGTGATACACTGCTAGATGGGCTTTGGGAACTACTGGGACTTACCGACGGGCTAACACTAGTACTGGGAGATTGACTTGCACTTGGTGACCGGGAAGCTGACGGGCTTACGGATGGGCTGACACTGGAACTACCCACAACATTCGGATTTACGGCGAAAGAAAAAGTTATGTAAGCCGAAGCCTCTGTGTTGACAATATTTTGAGTGCCTGTTGCGCCCGCGGGACTGATAGTCTTGTAAGAGACGTGTAGAGGTTCTCCACCACCATTAGCGTTAGCCGCTAAAGTGTACCCAGACGGGGTTGTTATAGTTCCTATTGCGGATGTATCCCAACCAGCACAGATTATATTTATGGCGTTATCGGCTGTTGTGGTAATACTTTCAGTTACCGCAGTCCCATCCTCGAAACTATCTCTATTAGTAGCCCCCGTACCTGTTGACGGAGCATAGTCATATTTTGTAGAGGGGTGGGGATCACTTATTGCAACAGCTACGATACCCCACCTACCAGATGCACCGCCTGTAAAGTCATAGGTTGTAGGATCGCCAGACTGAACATATCGAGAAAATATCGACATGGTATGACCATTAGTAGTGTTGGGCTTATAGTCGTCTATGTCTTCGGTAAATGGTGTGGAACCATTGTTATCTACTATGGTAGTTTGACCATTAACATGAACTATACATATAACTAAATCGCCAACGGCTACACCAGACGGGGCGGATACTGATATGGCTGTACCTGTAGAACTACTATTTTGACTGGCGGATCTAAATGCCGTCATATTTAAGCCTTACATGCTGGGAATTTGTTTGTCATTACCCGATTATACTTTTTAGTTTCTCAACATTCCAACCATTAATGTCAAACACACTTTTTTCTTCCCAATTCCTACAGTTTCTCTGGTCTCTAAACTGATCTCTACTAAATCTTTGTGGTGTACTATTACCCCCATGCTTTATATCCAAGTTGGGAAATTCTGACCTCCAGCCCTCTGCTTTGTAGTCATCTACCCGCTCGGGTCTGTTGTGGGTTCCCGCCTCAAACCCCATTTTCATTGAGAACCCATTTTTTTCTATTAGCTCGAGCCTTTTAGTGTAATGTTTTATTAGAAACTCCCTATTAGCACACATAGCGCCCTGACACTTATGGTCGTAGTAGACGGAAAACCCATCGGATTGTCGGACTATCCAAGAGTTCATATTGTAGTAATAAACATCGTCTCTTGGTGGGGTGAAATCGAAGTGGGTGGGGTGGTATAAAACGTCGTGCTCGCACAAAAACACATAGTCACTGGTGGAAGCCTTTAAACCTCCCAAGATCTGCGTAAACAATGTCTTAAAGCCCCTTTCTAGGGGTAAAACTATATTATTTCCAAAGTCTAAAGGTTTTAACGAGACGCTATAAATTGGCAGTCCAATGGTCAAAAGATGGTCACGAACCATCTTGCCCAAACTTGAATCATCTAGTTTATTGTCTGTATAAAATACAATACTTTTTGTCATTACTGAGCCTTTCTGGAATAAAACTCTTCCCCCGCCTTTCTGATATAAGCCAGGGCTTCTTCATTCCCTTGATCATGCCATCCAGGTACAGGGGCGAATTTATCAACCAACCATGATAGTGGATAAATCTGTTTCTCCCACTTATTATTATAAAAAAGGTCTTTAGCCATACTTTTAGCCTTACTCACCTGCCTACCAGATTGCGGGTAAGGAAATCCAAAATCCCCACCCTGAGTTCTAAATAGATGGGCATACCATGTTTTTTTGTTTATCATCACCTTGCCACCAGATAACCACGTCTTACACGCCACCTCAATGCCCTGTGAACCCCAAGAACCAAAAGCCTCGTCTGATAGCCCCAGTTCCCAATATTTATCTCTAGTACTCATAAAACACGAACCCTGCAAGGACATGGATTCACTTATTTCGCTTTGACCCTCTGGTCTTTTTAGATATTCTCCAAAATATTGAAAATGCGGTTCTGAATCAAATCTATACGAGGCACTCTTCGGGCTGGGCTTTGGAATCCAAACAATATCTCTTTCAAACTCTGTTTTATTATCACACTTTGGGCAGTCTACGGGTGTTGGGCCCTGATATCTTGTATCACCGCACTTCTTACAAACCCAGTTAAATACATGTAGATTTCTCATAAGAGGGGCTACAGTCCAGTCATCCTGCATATCGGCCATAAGCTTCACGTCGAAACCCTCGTCAAAAGCACAGTGGGCGTCGGTCTTCATAATATATTTGGCGGTAGAAAGCCTTACCGCAAGGTTTGTAGCCGCCCTCTGCCCAATACTTTCGGGTAAATATACCACAGTAACACCTTCTTGCTGTTTTATAGGGGGACTTGCCCATTGACCATCTAATACTGCTATAACTTCCGTGGCTCCACGTCTATTCTGCATAATATCTTCTATTGTCCTAGCCAAGAACATCTCGTTTCTGGCTGGTATAACTATACTAAGATCATATTTCATATCAAACCCCCCTTTATTTCTTCGACTATATCTACTACCCTCATCCTCCTACCTATTATATTCATCTCACAGTTCCAATCTGGGATCAACTTAACCCAATATAGAAACTCATCTTTGGTCAAAACGTATCTATAAACATCTCTCACCTCAAAATCCTCTTCATTTTCTATTTTATTTCTAATAAAGTTTATCAAATGGTGTGGGTTTTTTCCCCATGTAGCATTTCCTAACCTCATTATAGCGTAATCTGGGAACTCCCTCTTTATTAAATGCTCAACCTGCAATTTATGTGTAGCGTATCTATTATTTGAATAAAAAACCGCCAAAGTACTAAAATATACCAACTTTTTATCTCTTGGTTGACTTAAAAGCATGTCCAACTCCCGCCTATACTCAGTTTCCCTAGTTTCTAAGCTGTTTGAAACCCCACTTGCAAAGAATATAAAATCTTCTCTATCTACGGGTTTTAGTGCTGTAGCAATATCGCCATTTCCTATAATCATTTTGTAGTCCTCGGAAACCTGTCCATAAGCCATTGGAAGGTTTTAACTTGCTTATCCCATCTATTATTAGTCCAAAAGTCCAAAGAAAAGGATCTGCCACGTTGTACATCAAGATTAAACTTTTTCTGCTGTTCGTTAGTGAAATTATAACCCGTGGTTCTGTGCCAATGTGCGTACCATGTATTCTTATTCACCATCACTGCCCCACCAGATAACCACGCCTTATTCCCTATTTCCTGTGCTTCCTGAGCAAACGGACCATAATTCTTATCGTCCATAGGCCCTACTGTGGAATCCCAGAAGGACTTACCCATAAACCAGCACGAACCCTGAAAGCTAGGGGTCTCATCAATCATAATGTTTTTCCTCTCCTCACCCCGTGTGTCCCATTTCCACCCGTGTAGTTCCCCGCCCTTATCAGAGAGGTACATATAGTCTACTGGGGGCCTACCATCTTCAATAATTTGCCATCTTACCGCATCTAATCTGTACCTTCTTGGTATAACCACCCAATTATCCTTGCAATCCTTCGCCAGATCAGTATCCCAACCATAAGCGAACATGCAGTGTTCATCTGTCTTCATAATGAAGTTGCCTGTAGCACTATCTACCCCCCTGTTTATACAGGCCCTCATACCTACAGCCTCATTAAAAGCTATCACGGTCACCCTATCGTCTTTAAAATCCGTGGGGGTTTCGTATCCATCTAAGACCACTATAATCTCTACATCCCCACGGGACTTCTTCAGCAAGTCATTGACGGTCTGGGGTAAAAACAGACCCGTTCTACTTGGTATTATTACTGATACCCTGTTTTTTACTTCCATAGTTCGTCCGTTTCCTGTCTGACAAATAACCAACCTGGATTATCCCTGCCGAACTCTGGGTCGGGTACATCATTCTTCAAAACAAACCACGGTTTTATCTTTTTCGCATAACAAAAGCCAGGTATAACATCCTTGACATCAACCGGGTATTTAGGATTCGTAGCTCTTTTAAAGTCGTGGCCAAACACTATCCCGCCAACACGAACTTTTTTCGACCACTCGCACACATCCATAGCTACATTTTTAAAATCGTGTGCACCATCTATATAAACAAAGTCTAGGGAATTGTCTTGAAAGTCTTTTACCGCATCCATACTAAACTTCCTTATAAAAGAACACTGATACTGCTCTAATTGCTCTATTGCCTTTTGATAGTACTTATCTATTCTGTCTGTATATTCTCTGTAACCATCGTAAGTACCCCAAACATCAACAAGCCCCAGAGCTACCCCCGGTATGTTCTCACAAATGACCCTAGCATGATTTCCCTGAGCAACTCCCACCTCCACACCATACTTAAAGCCCAATTCCCCCAAGACCTTCGCCATCATAGTACGATTAACGCCCGATATTTCTATTGGTGATCTTTGGGACAAGTCTAAATTAAATCTTTGGGATAAGTACCCCAATGTATTTTCTATCATTTGAAAAACTCCTCTACTGGTAATTTATTACTTAGTAGTGTTGTTCTAGGGTTTGATTCTGGGCTGTCATATCGATACTTAAATAGGTTAAATACTTTAGAGTACCCATACTGCTTATCATACTTAGAATCCGAATCGTGTATAACAAAAACCTTAACCCGATCTTTTAACTTCTCTACAAATAAAGACCTATACTTATCCGGGGTCTGATCTATCAATGCCACATCAAAGTCCCCTAGTATCTCGCAGTTCTCCCAATCTTTCACAAACTGAACTTGGTGGTTCTTCGATTCGTAGATAGAAAACCATCTAAACCATCTGTTAAAGTTCTCAAGTGTTAGAACCTTTCTATTTGTAACTTTAGACAAAGCATTTAACATAGGTGTACTAAAAAGACCCGCGCCTAGTTCTAAGATAGGCCCACTGGTACTTAGACATGCTCCCATCAAGTAGGGTAAGTGTGAACCATATCTAAAAGAAAACTTTACAGTTATAGGGGCCATATTATTTCTCCTTTACTGAATCTAAATAAGCTTTGTATAAGTCTCGCCAGTTATCAGGCCATGTTGGCATAGGCATAAACTTTTCTATAAACCACTCAAAGTCATGTATTCTTTCTTCCCACTTATTATTAGCCCAATAATCAAACGCCACATCATAAGAAATCTTATTCTGTTCATTAGACATTTTGTAGTTCGTATAGTGATGGGGTCTTTTGTGCATATGGGCGTACCAAGTATTTTTATTTACCATCACTTTACCCTGCCAAGGTCCTAGCCAGTACTTAAAGCCTATATGGGGTGGTTCCTGAGCATGCCCCTGTGGATCTACAGTAGGAAAACCACCAATCTTTTTTAAAAAGAAGTCCCTGTCTACAAACCATCCAGAACCATGAAACTGAGGGGTCTCATCTATCTTCATGTCTAACCTCTCCTGTGTTCTTTCTGGCCAGTGGCCTCCAGCCTTAAACCTGTATCCTCTTGGGTCCGTAAAGGGACAACTAAGATAGAAATAGTCGTAGAATCTGGGGTCTTGCCACTCCCATGTAACTTCATTCAAAACCGCAAATCTGGGCATCACTAACCAGTTGTCCTGCATATCTTTTTGTAAAATTTCATCAAACCCGAGTCCAAAAGAACAGTGGGCGTCTGATTTATATATATATTTCCCAAGAGAAGCCCCCGCCAGAGTGTTAATAAGGGGCTTAATACCCCGTGCTTCATCCAACATGACGGCTCTAACCCGCTTATCTTCGGGCAGTTTTTGATATGGTGGGCCATCAAACCCAACTAGTACTTCAATATCACCTGTGGACTTAGCTAAAACATCCTCCACAGTCTTATACAGTACTGTTTTTCCGTCCCCTGCGAGGGATACTTCATCTCTGGATGGAATTATTATAGATACTTTAGCCATACTAGAGCTTCAAATCTCGCCAATTATCAGGCCATGTTGGAACAGGCCAAAACTTTTCCACTAACCACTCTAATTTTCTAGTTTGTTTATGCCAAGAATTATTAAACCAGTACTTAGCACTAAAGTTATGTCCCTTTATAACCCCGCTATCGTCTATGTTGTAACCTCTTCCGTACTTTTTGCCTTTATGTAAGTGAGCGTAGTAGGTCTTTTTATTAACCTTTACTTCCCCACCAGATAACCAGGTTTTATTCCCAAGTTCAGTAGGCTCCTGAGCCCAACCACTTTCACCATAAATAGGGTCTTCTACAAGTCCTTCTATAAACTCAAACCAACTTTTTTTCATAAACCAACATGAGCCCTGAAAACTCATGGTGTCATCTATTAAAAGGTGTTCTCTTCCGTTTGCTCTCTCAAACCAGTCTACGCCGTGCATACCACCATCATGAGCCTTATTGGGGTCTGGATAGCATAGATAGTGATAGTCCCTTATGGGTCTGCTATCCTGTATCTTCCAGTTCTCAGCATCTAGTGAGTATCTTCTTGGTATAACCACCCGGTTATCTTGCATGTCCTCTTTTAATTTTACGTCAAACCCGTCACCAAACAGACAGTGAGAGTCGGTCTTCATAATATAGTCGCCTGTAGAAATAGCTACGGCACTATTTATAGCATTCCTTAAACCACCAGGAACACCACGATGTAGATATCTAACTCTTTTATCTTCGATAATTTCATGGGATGGGGGCCAATAGCCCTCTAATACAACTATAATTTCGATATCACCCTTAGACTTTTGTAACAGATCTTGCGTTGTTTTGTACAGGAATTGCTCACTTCTGGATGGAATTATGATAGAAACTCTATCGTTCATACCACAAATGATACTACATATTTCATGCCCACGCTAGAGCTATTACATGCTTGGTGAGACTGAAGGGCTTGGTGAGACTGAGGGGCTCACTGATGCCGATGGGCTCGTTGACCTTGATACCGAAGCTGAGGGGCTTACAGATGCTGAAGGACTCACCGAAGCTGATGGGCTCGCAGATCTTGACACCGAAGCTGAGGGGCTTACAGATGCTGATGGGCTCGCAGATCTTGACACCGAAGCTGAGGGGCTTACAGATGCTGATGGGCTCGCTGAAGCCGATGGGCTTAGTGAAGAACTCACCGATGCTGAAGCTGATGCACTCGGACTTATAGATGCACTTCCAGAAGGACTTGCTGATGGTGATGGGCTTGTAGAAGCACTTGCCGACACCGATACTGATCTTGATGCAGAAGCACTTGCTGACAAACTTGCTGACGGGGACACCGAAGCCGATGGTGACAAAGACCTGCTTCTTGAACTTGATGGGCTTAAAGATCTTGAGGCACTCGATGATGCTGAAGCCGATGGTGACACTGATCTTGATGCAGAAGCACTTACTGAAGCTGACGGGCTTAATGATGGGCTTGCACTTACTCTAGCGCCACTTATGGATTCCCATTGAGCAATAGCCTCATTTCCCCAGTTTACAAAGATACCTGCGGAATTAGCGTTTTTTAAGATAAATGTAGCACCCTTTTTGAAACCACTATCGCCTATTGGTAGTTCATTACCACCCGCGATAACTATTCGGTCTCTATCATCTCTTAAAACTACTTCATTATAAAGATAGGGGTTCAAAGCAGTTAGAAAATCTGTCTCAGACTGTAACCTTAATCCAAATGGTATAGCCTGAATACGATCAATTTCATCTTGTGTTGACTGTGGTAGATTTTCTTTTAGTTTAAATACTCCCATGTTTTAATCCTCTATCTTTATCCCCCAGCCACTACGGTTGGGGGATAATAATTAACTATTAGGCTTTCCAGTAACCAACTGCGAGAGCTTTTCTTCTCTCATCGGCTACTTTAGCACCATATACGAACAGGGACTTGTAGGCCTTACCGAAGTTACCAATAAGGTCTTCGATTCCTTGCTCAGTTAATCCCATTGCGAATGTTATAGCTGATCTATGACCTGCTAAACACCAGAAACCGTTGGTATTATCACCAGAGATTCTTGATTCAGAGACTTCAAATACTTTGAATCCACCGAATTCTCCAGGTAACATTCCGTTCATTACGGACTGTCTACCACCTTCAGAACCTACTCCAACATATTCAGGAGCTTGTCTGATTAGGTTAGCGATCTTAGTAGGAACTACCAAGAATCTATCCTCTTCTGGAATTTCTTGATTATTCAATTTTTCTTTCAAGTTCAAAACCCTAGCATATACAGTGTCTTTAGTTACTGTAAGAGCTGTGTTTGCTTGGATTTCAAATGTAGCACCAGCTACAATTGCTCCGCCTGTGTAGGCTGAGGTTAAGTCATCACTGTCATCCTCAATTGTGATAGAGGTTGCAGATGTATAGGTCTTAACTCTGTACCAAGTGGTATGTCCATCAGCTTTAAATGGTTTTCCAACCATTGTAGAGGTGAATGTAGTACCAGAACCAGTTACAACACCTGTAGTAGCCGCAATTTCTACGGTTCCTGTGGTGTAGGATGTACCATCCCAGTTACCAGAACCTGCATCTCCGTATAAGCCAAGAACGAAGGTATCAACTACTTTCTTTAGTTCGTTAGCTACTTGAGCTTTGATTGGGTTCTCTGGATTCTTGATATACGATCTGAAGGTGTCATAATCTTTTATCTTGAAATAAAAGTATTTAGCCTGATCGGTAACAAGCTGTGCGTTGCTTTCTGTCACGCTGTCCACTGACATATCTGAGCCAGTGTAGTTGTGTGAAGAAATAGCACCAAAAGTAAGTACATTTAACTTTGAGGATTTATTTTTAATTTCTCCCTCGTAGTCATTATTTGTGATGGCGTCTGCCACAGCTGATCTGTAGAAGATCTCTAAAGCTTGTGAAGCAAATGCTTCCATCAGTTTTGTAGGATATGTATTCATAATCGGTTTTTCTCCTTAAAAACAATTAAATAAATTTTTATGAGAAGCAGTCCCGATTATGATTGGGGTTAGCGTGTTTAATCTCTACTATGATAATAGGGAGAAAGTTTTAGCGTTGTCAAATAAAAACTAAAATACCGTCCTGTGGAACGGGTTAGAACCACAGAACGGCTGAAAGGAGCTACTATGCAATAAGTATTATATCACAAGTCTACGTTAATCTTGCCCGACTTTATAAGCCTTCTATACTCTTTAGGGTCTCTTATTCTAATTGACGCCACCTCCAACTCTGTTAGCTTACTTGGTTTTGCTGGTTCCGCCTGTCCGTTGCCACCACTTAATAATAGTGACCCCTTATGCTTTGGGGCCTGTGGGGCCTTATCCTGCATGTAAAGAAAGGACGCTACTAGGTCTGACAGTTCTGAGCCTCTTCTACTAGGCTTGGCACAGTATTTTTTGAACTCTTCCTCATAGTCCGAGAGGCTTGGGAAAGTTTTGACCGTCTCGGGATCATTCACAAAATCGTCTACCCGCTTATTCCACGCCTCCGATTCTTTTAACTCTGCTCCTAAAGTCTTTATTCTTTCTAAGCTTTTGGAGTTTATGTAGGTGTCCTTAAATAAGCCCTTTGAAAAGTCGTCTAAGTCGTCGTATTCGACCCCCCTTGTCCTAGCGTATTCCTTCAATTCATCTATGGTGGGGTCTGGGGTGTCCGATACAGACTGTATAACTGACTGTAACTTCTCATTCTTAAAATGCAATGCCATAGCCTCCCTACTAGAATTAGAAAATTTCTCTTTCCAGTCCTCAGAGCCCCTCTTAGGCTCCTGTACTGGCTCTGGTTCGGCTT